TGGCTACAAAATAAACGACTATCTTTTCCGTTGTCCTATACAATCCTTTGCTACTTATCTTTTGCCCTTCTTTCTTTGCTGCCTTGATGCCCGTTATGGTATCTGCAAAAACAACGGCAACGGTAAACAGAAGGAAGCCTTTAATAGGAACAAAAAATGAGAAAATAAAACCAGTAGTCAATGCAACGGCAAAGAACTCATAGCTTTGATGTAATAATTTTAGTATAACTGCTTTCATTATTCCATTTTTATTAGTCTTACATCACCATCAACCGTTGCAAATTTACCCTCAGCATATTTATACAAATCGTATTTGATGCCATTAAAAGCAAAGGAAACTTGATTAGTAAATGTAGATAAAAGTAAGTTCGTTGAAATGGTATAAACCTTGCCATTGTCTGGATTAAAGATTAAACGCTTGTTTACATTTAACTCAATTTTACCATCAATAATTTCACCGTTGAAATTTAGCTTCCAATCTCCCAAAAACTTTGCCGTGTCTCTTTGAGCCGTTGTAAAATACACAGGCTTACCGCTTATTTGTTGGTGCAAGTTATTATAGTAATTTATCCTTTGCACGGCTTTACCTTTTGTAATTATAGGCTTTGCATGAATAGCAATCGTGTTGCTTTGCCTTTCCGCATCGGTAACAAGGCTTTGAATGGCAGTTGCAGAATCGCCCAATATTTGCTTTGAGCCTGTGACTGTGCTATCAGACAAAGTCGTTTGCTGAATAATGTAATAAATGTTGCCTTGCTTTTGAATGTAAACAGTGTCTTTGACAATGTCTTGGGCAAAGGAAAACAAGGGAAGGAATAAAAATAGGTATCTCATTTTATTTATTTTCGAGGTTAATAATTCTTTGTTTTAAAGCTTCGATTTGGACTTGTTGTTCTTGGATTGCTTTGACTAAAATAGGTATTAATTTTTCAGTCATTAGTCCAAGTGCGCTGTCATCTTTATCCTCATCTAATTTTTTTACAACCGCTTTGGCAAATAATTCTGTTGACAATGCTCCTTCAACATCTTGAGCAATAAAACCTATTTCATCAAATTCACTAAAATTATTTTCTGTTGTTGTTATAAAATTAAATTTAACTGGTTTTAATTTATTTATAATTTCAAGTCCTTTGTCTAAAGGTTGTATATTTTCTTTAAATCTTATATCAGATGTTGCAATAGTTGCGTTGGTTGCAAATATTTGAGAATTTACTTGCAATAAATAAGCACCATTGTCAGTTGCTCCATAACCAATATTAACTTCACCACCAGAAGATATGCGCATTCTTTCAATTTCATTTGTTCCAAAAATAATTGGGTCTGCACTTAATGTGCCAATTATTAAACCATTGCTATTACTTCCAGAACTTGTTAAAGTGCTATAATTTGCAGCATTTAAACCAAAAATAGAAAAACCAAAACCACTTCCAAAAGTTGCTAATTGTGTTATTGTTTCTGAATTATTAATAACTTGTACTCTTGCTGACGCCTCATCACCTGTTGATAAATTGTCAAAGCGCATTAAAGATGCACCGTTTGTATTTCTTCTTAAATGAAAGGGTGCTAAAGGGTTTGGAACGCCAAAGCCGATTCTATTATTTGTATTGTCAAAAAATATTTTACTTGTATCAGATGTTAATGATGTACCATTACTAAAAGGAATTGCACCGCTTATATAACTTGTCGCTCCCGTTCCCCCATTTGCCACAGGCAAAGTTCCAGTTACTCCCGTTGTCAATGGCAAGCCCGTTGCAGCCGATAAAACTCCGCTTAAAGGTGTGCCCAATGCTCTGCCACTTCTATAATAATTAGTTAGCATCGATGCCGTGTCGCTCGGCAAAAGGTTTAAACGCAACCATGCGTTGCTCGTTGCCTTTTTATAATGCCATATTATATTGGTAGTGGTATCAAGAACCATGTAAGCCATGGTGTCAATACTTGGCTTTCTTACCGTATCAGTTGCAGCTACGCCCCGAAAAATAAGCCCATCGGCAGTCGTCTGTTCTCCGAGCGTAATCTTTTGATTGCCATTGCTTGGGTACTGTGCCCATGCAAGGCAAGGCAAAAGGAGAAGGAAGAGGGGAATAAGTTGTTTCATGTTTATGTTTTTAGTTTGCTTGCATTATAACCCAGTTAGTGCCATCGCTTACAAGTGTTGCCCATTTGCCAGCCGTAGCGGATAAAATAGGTGTATTTGCCGAACCTCCTACTAATGGAACAACATTACTTGATTGTGATACAACCGCATTATTTGTAATTGTTTTTATGTGAAATTCCGTGCCAGTTGAAGATGCAGCGGATGGAAAGGTTAATGTTACAGTGCCTGCATAATTTACGACTACCCATGTAGATGATGTTGTAATTGATGCACTGCTTACTGTAACTGATTCATAAGGTCTTTGAATTGCCCTTTGGAATCCTACTAAACCTGTAAATGTTTTTGAGCCTACAAATGACTGTGTGCCAGTAGTAACTACACCTGACGCACTTGTTGAAGCATTGGCAATCGTAATAGCAGGAGTTGTAGTGCCATTTGTAACTGAAATTGGTAAAGTGCCTGTTACTTCAGTTACAGTGCCGCTTCCACCTGTTGCAGACAATGTGCCACTTGCTAAAGATAAGCCTGTGCCTATTGTAACTGTAGCAAATCTATCTGTGGAAGATAATCCTGCTAATCTTGTGGCAGTGTATGAATAATCTTTAAATACAGCTCTTGCATTAAATTGTGTTATACCTTCAAATACTTTATCACCACTAAATTGCTGTGTACCTGTTGATGAAACAATTCCAGGAGTACCAAATGCAGCATCTGCTACGCTTATAACTGGTGTAGATGTTCCTGTTGCTACTGATATTGCACCGGTGCCACTAACACTTGTTACAGTGCCTGCCCCAATAGCAGTCCTTGTATCAGCTGCATTTAAAAGTGTTATTGTTTTATCTGCGTTAACTTTTATAAATTTATCACTAACACTATTATCAGCTACTAACAATGCCTTACCAACTGTTGTAACTCCTAAATTAGTCAATGCAGCATCGGCAGTCGTTGCACCTGTACCGCCATTTGCCAAAGGTAAAGCATTACCACTATATGTCAATGCCAAAGTGCCGCTTGTTGTAACAGGTGAGCCACTAACAGTAAATATAGATGGTGCAGATAAGCCTACGCTTGTAACTGTACCACTACCACCACCTCCACCGCTATATTGTGGTATATTTAATGTCGCACCAACCAATGTTGCAGCTCCACTTGTTCCTGTTGTGGTAAGTGTTAAATTATTTTGTTTTGACGCAAATCTTGTTGTAAGATTTAAAGAAGTAGTATCTGAAAAAGCAAATTTATTATTAAATGTAGTCCAATCTGTTGATGTTAAATATCCATTCCTTGATGTTGTTGCGCTTAATAATTCAATGACTGGAGTAGTAGTTGTATTTGTAATAGATAATGGATTCCCACTTGTTCCGGATGCCGTTACGCTTGTAACCGTGCCGCCTCCTATAGCACTCCTAAACGATGCTGCTGACAATGCCGTTACACTGTTGTCTGCATTAAACTGTGGAAAGGTAATGGCAGAAGGATTGGTCAAAGTAAACATTGACTGCCCTACCGTTGTACCTCCTAAACTTGTTCTCCCTGTAGCCGCTACTAAACCTGTGCTACCTCCATCCCATTTAAGCCTATCTGTATATGCCGTATTCCAATTACTTGAATTATTTGTAATTGATGTTGTCCATGTTGTGCCTGTTGATAAAGCTATGCCTGCCTCTGGATAGATTGGATTGCCTTGCCCAGAGGAAACAGAGCCGATGCCCGATACTGTGACTAAAGTATAGTTTTCGCCTACTTTGTAAGATGTGGCTGCTACCTTAACCTTGTTTGTGTCAATAACCGAAAACTGGTCATTGAGTAATAACTGCCCATTGCGGAAGAGTAATATAAACTGCCTTAACTGAATAGGAAATTTAGGGAGAATAGTAAATGTTAATGTGTCACTTGTAACATTTTCGTATTCCTGTTTAATTATTTTAATTGTGTCTCCTCCTATCTCTACTGCCA